TCCAGTGCGGGCGCGCCTGGTTCCAGTCGGCGGCGCCGGGCCCGATCGCGTAGGTGTTCTTGTTGTTCGTCAGCGGATGCACGTCCCGCACGACGCCCGGGATCGTGAGGCGCTGTGTCGCCCAGCTGCCGAGCATTTGATTGAGGCGCGTCAGCCCGAGCTGCGCGTCGGCGTTGCTGGGCGTCGCAATCGCGCTCAGCACCTCCAGCTCGCGCAGCGCATCGGTGATCAGGTCGAGCGCGCTGACGGTGACGAGCGGAACAGCCATTTACTTTTTCGCTTTGGCCTCCTCGGCCTTTGCGTGCTCCTGGTCGTGCTTCTGTTTGCCGGCGGCGTCGAGGAACCCCTCGCCGGCCTTCTCGCTCTCTTCCTTCTTGTCTTTCACCTCGACTACCTCGTACTCGACGGCGTCGCTTTTCGCGGGCTTCGGCTTGTAGAGCACCTTCGGGTATTCCTGGATCGCCGGCTTGCCCGGGTCGGCGGCGCCGCCGGCCGTGTGTCCGCTCGTGCTCTGGGTCTTGGCTTCACTGGTCATGTCGTCACTCCGTAACGTGCTGATCGGTGTCGCGCTCCTGGGCGAGCTTCTCGGCGCGCGCGCGCTTCGAGAGCTTCTGGTCGCTGTAGGCGCGCTCGGCCGCGGCGTTGGCGATCTGTTCTTGTTGGCGTTCGTAGCGCGCGCGGGCTTCGTCGTAGGTGGGCGCCCAGTCCTCGCCGAGGTCCGCGCGTTCTTCGTCACTGCGTACCTCGCGTTCAAGGAACGTGCGCCCATCCCAGCGCCGGAACCAGCGCGGGTACTCGCGGTATTCGTAGGGCACGACGATCACGGGCGTCGCCTTCACGAAGGACGGCCGCACGTGATCGTCAAAGCTGACCGTGGAGCCCGGTCGTCGCATCTCAGGCCGCGGCCGCGCCGGCCAGATTGCCGAGCACCCACTTGCCATTCGAGGCGAGCAAGGTGATCTGCGACGCCATCGCCGCCATGGTGATCACGTCGAAGCTGGCGCCGCCGCCGCCGAGGCCACCGGCCACGGTGATCGTGTGCGCCGCCGCGCTGGTGCTCGTGATCGTGAGCGTGCCGTTGGTGAGCGTTGACGGCGCCGCGAGCGTCATCGCATACGGGCCCGCGCCGACGAGCACCGCGTTATGCGGCACCGGATCAAGGGCGCCCGATGCGTTGTAGCTCTTGGTCGGGCCGTTGCCGACGTTCTGGTACCCGAAGCTCGTATCGTTCGCGGGCGCCGGGTTGCCGATGTCCGAGCCCGTGCCGATCTGCACCGGTTCGGCGGCCACGTGCGCGACGACCGCGCCGCCGTCGAGCCCGCGACGGAGCAGCACGACGTTGCCCTGCGGCGCGCCGACCTGCTGGCACAGTTCGTTGCCGATGAGGATGAACGCCCTGTCGACCGCGCCGGTCGTGGCGGTGAGCAGCGCGTAGACGTCGTTCTTGCCGAGCGGACCTGCAAGCGTGGTTGCGTTGATCGCCATGAGTCACTCCTACGAGGCGATGCGCACGGCCAGCTCTTGCCGGATCGTTTTCCAGCCGTAGAGGATGTCCATACGCGCGGGGGATTGATCGCTGAAGATGTCGTACGCCTTGACGAAGCGGATCGAGATGCCCAGCTCTTTGCTGCGCACCCGCTCCGCGGCCCACACGCCTTGCGGCATGTCGAGGTCGGCCATGACGAGCGCGAACGCGTCGCTGTGGAACCCCAGGCCGATGTCGCCGACCGCACCGGTCGTCGCGTCCACCGTGATGGTCGCGCCGTTGCCGGGCGACTGCGTCACGTTCTGCAGCGGACCCGTCGCGACGATCGCGGGCGAGACGGTGACCGTGGTCGCACCGGTCGTGATCGGCGCGAGCAGCGTGAAGCCCGCCTGGATACCCGTGTCGGAGTAGTTCTGCGGGTTGACCCAGTTGACGTTCTGGAGGCGGATGATGTCGCCGGCCGCGAGGTTGCCGGTGAAGCCGGTGATCGTCAGCACCGAGCCGGTCTGGCCGGCGCCGCTGACGGTGCCCGCCGCGGTGTACGTGCCCGCCGTGCGGCGCCACGTGTTCTGGTCCTGATACATCTCCTCGAAGCCCAGGACGTTGGCGGCAAACTGCCCCTTGCGGAAGCTGTCGCTGATCTGGTTCGCGGGGTTGAACAGGTTCAGGTTGAGGCCGACCAGGTTGGCCATCATCGCGGGCGAGACGACCAGCACGCGCGGGTCCTGCGGGCACGCGAGCTGCGTGAGCGCGACACCGGCGTTGAGATACAGCTGGTTGACGGTCTGCTGCGTGGACGGCGCCGTGCCGAGCGTGCCTACTTCGCTCGCTACTTCCTTGCTGCAGCGCTGCAGGCCGTCGTAGTCGACGGTGTTGGCGAGCTGCTCGGCGCCGGGCTTGATGTAGCGCGAGCGGTAGTCGTCCACCTCCATCGTCAGCGAGGCGGTCGAGAACGACATGCCGACGTTGGCCTGGTCGGTCAACGTGATCGGCACGACGGTGTCCTGAATGCCCTGGACCTGGAGCGCTTGCCCCTTGGTCGTCAGGAAGCGCTGCGGCAGGCGCGCGTTGACGGTGTAGCCGACCTTCGCGCCGTCGTGGACGTACTGATCGTCGTAGCTGCGGTTAACGTTCGCGGCAAATTTCAGGTTGTTCACCAGGATGCGGGCCACTTCCTTGGTGACCCACAGCGGGGTGATAAGACTGTTGGCCATGAGCGCCTCTCGTCATCGCAATCCCGCTCTGCGTCGTTGGCGATCGGCGTCATTGCCGCGGCGCACGTACTCCGGCCCGAAGTCGAGGTCGGCCGGATCGGTTGAGCGGTGCTGGCCGGCGCCTACTGGCGTGATAGGCGGCGGGGCTTTGGGTGCGGGACGATCACGCGAGACGGCGCCATTGCCATTGGGGTGCGCCTCGATGATCTGTGCGATGCGGCCGAGCGCCACGAAGGCGGGGCCGGGGGCGAGCTGCGCGATGCGGATCCCTTCATCGGGATGCCGAGCGAGGTAGTCGATCACGCCGATGCCGGCCGGGTCGTGCTTGAAAAACTGTTCCATGTGCGGCGACACGGGCACGTGATCCATCTGACTGACGATGTCGTTGAAGTCGGGATGCGCCTTCGCCCACGCGTCGCGGCGCTCGGCGAAGCTTTGGTCGGTGGTGGTCTGCGCGGTTTCGGCCTGGTGCTGCGCCTGCGCCATGAACACGGCGCGCACAGCGCGATCGGTTTTCCAGTCGGTGAGCGCGTCGACAAACTCTTCGTACGTGGTGAAGTCGTTGACGCTGGGCTTCGGGCGATCGGGATCGCGATTGGGCTGCGCGGCCGGCGGCGCCTGGCCGTGGCCATTGCCGCGCTGCGCGAGCTGCGTCTCCAGGTCGCGGATGCGCGCGAGCGCGTCGCCTTCGCGGCGTTCCGCTTCGCGCTGCCGGTAGGTCAGCTCGTTGATCCGTTTTTGACTCGGGCTCAGCGGCTTGCCCGGTGCGCCGCGCTTATGCTCGCGGACGGTGAGACTGCCGTCGTCGGCGTCCTCGGCGTCGTCCGTGGCATCAGCGCCGCCAGCGGGCTCGGGCGCGGCCGCGATCGGTTCCGGCACCTTCGCACCGGGCCGCGGCGTCACCGTCGTCGCTGGCGGCAGCTTTTCATTGCGATCGGCGCGTTCGGTGTCGGCGACGAGCGGAGGCCAGCTGTCGTGGCCCGATTTCGGGCTGAGCGGCTCCGCGCTGGGCGTGCTGGGTGTCTGCTCGTCGGCCATTCAGGGAACACGGGACAAAAGAAAAAGGGCGACGCAGATGCCTGGATGCCTCAGGCAGCTACATCGCCCCTTTTCGATGTCCCCTTGTCACGTCGCGCAGTCGCTGGGGGGCGACCGTTCGGGCTGCAGGCCCTAGCGCGGGTGAAAGTTTTTTAGTTCATGTGCTTGCTATGCTCAGGCTCACGATCCGCGTTTGTCAAGCTTCACGGCCCGGTGTGCTTCACGTACGTCTGCTGGAAGACCGCATCGCTCACCACTTGTTTGCCGCTGTAGGATTGCTGCCCGCCGACAATCCAGTCGGTGTCATGCACCGGCACGCTGCCGACGCCCGGCACGACCACGACGGGCTGCCCGTTCTCGCTCGTGACGCCTTCGGGCCACTGCTGCGGTGGCAGGGTCGCCTTGAACTGCTCGGCGAACACCTGGAACGGGCGCTGGTCGTACAGGTCCTTGGCCATGTCGTCCTCACGCGTACGTCGCGCCGCGGCCGAGCATCATCTGCACCAGCTCGGGCGGCACCGTCCAGGGCGTCCCGTCAGGCATCACCATGGGCACACCGCTGCCGGTCGGCAGCCCGATCGGCGTGCCCGGTTGCCGCGTGACGATCGGCCGGCCTTGCGCGTCGACCTGGCGCAGGTCTTCGATCGTGACGCCCGGCGGCGGGCCGGTCTGCACACTGGGCGGCGCCGTCTGCAGCGGTGGCAGGAGCGTGCCGCGCAGGTTCGGTTTGTAGATGGGCTGTCCGCTCTCCAGCTGCCGGCCCTGCGTCTGCTGCTGGTCGACCAGGTACCGCTGGCGTGCCGCCTGCGTCGCGCGCGCGAGCTGCTGCGCCTGCCAGTCGCTCTGGTTCGCGTTCGTGATGGCCGCCGGCCCGTCGTAGGGCGTCGCCGGATCTTTCGGGTAGCCGATCGGCCCGCCCGGGAGCCAGGGCCCGGGATCAAACGGCGCGCTGACGTTCGGCTTGATCGTCGGGTTGGGCGGTAGGCCGAGCGGCGCGTTGCCGATCGGGCCGCTCTGAAACGGGTTCGCGGTCGTGATCGTGGCGAGCGGCTGCGGCTGCTGACTGCGGCGCTGCTGCGCGTCGAGGCCCCACAGGTTCCACCAGGGCGCCGGGCTGCTGCCGGCGCCCGCGCCAAACTGGTACCCGCCACTCGGGTATTGCGTGCCGCCGATCGAGTCGGGGCCGCTGTAGCCGGGCATGCCCGTGCCGCCCTTCGGGCCAGTCGCGGCGTAGTCGGCGAGCGTCGCACCGCCTTTCGTGAGCGCGCCGCCGGTCGGCATTCCGAGCTGTCCGCTGAACGCCATAACCTACGCTCCCGCGCCGCCGCTCGGCGGCTGCTGCTGTTGCTGCGCAAACTGCGAGGCCTGCTGTTGCTGGCCCTGCGTGAACTGCAGATGCTGCTGGGCCTGGCCTTGGGCGTACTGGTCGGCGTCCTGTGCCTGGCCCTGGTCGAATTGCTGCTGCTGTTGTTGCTGGCCCTGCAGGAACTGCGCGTGCTGCTGGTCCTGCGCCTGGCGCTGCAGATCCTGTGCGCCCATTTCCTGCTGGTGCGCGAGCATCTCGGCGATCGAGTCGTGCGAATTCTGCGTGAGCTGCCGCAGGCTTTCGATCTGCTCGGTGAAGAGCGTCTGCGCGCTGTCGGCTTTCAGCTTCGCGTCGGTCGTCATCAGCTGGATCTGCGCGTTCAAGTACGCGATCTGCTCGCGGCTCGCGCGGTCGGCCGCGGCGATGCGCTCGCGCGCTTCGGTGTCGGCCATCTTCGCGGCCTGGCCGGTCTGCAGCTGTTGGTTCTCGGCCTGCAGCTGCTGCATCTGCATTTGCATTTGCTGCATTTGCTGCTGCACCTGCGGCGGCACCGGCGGCCCGCCGCCCTCGGGCTGGTCCTGCAGCGCAGGCGGCAGCATCTTCTTGAGGCGCTCGCTGATTTCCTGCGCGCCGGGCCAGTCCATGTTCTTGGTGAGCAGGTCGCCGACGAGCGGGAAGGCCGGCGGATACGCGCGCACGTACTCGACCATGGCGGCCGCCGCTTCCTGGCGCCGGCTCTGGTAGCTCGGGCCGCTCGTGACGGTGACGTCGTAGGTGCCGGCGCTCAGATCAAAGATGCCTTTGATCCCCATGGCGGCGTTGTAGGCGTTCTCGTCCAGGCCCTGCGTGTCGGGTGGCGCGCCGCTATGCACCATCACCTTTTTCTGCTGGTTGTCGAGGCCGGTGATGCGGATGATCTGCGGCATCTCGTAGACGATCGGGATCCATTCGAGCAGCAGGCGCCCGAGGCTGCGGATCGCGCGCGAGACGTTGTCGAGGAAGTTGACGTTGCCCTGCTGCGCTTGCGCCTGGCGCGCGAGGATGGCGCGGCCGCTCTGTTCGTTCGGCGCCTGCTCGGCGCCGTGGACGTCCATGAAGCCCATCACCGCGCGCAGGTTGTTCTCGGCGCGCTGCGCCGCGACCACCGTCGCCTGGATCGGCGGCTCGACCACGTTGCGGATCGGCGGCGGCAGCAGCTGCCCTTCGATGATGCGCGGTTTGTAGATGAGGCGCGCCCAGTTGCGATTGTTCGCGGTCTTCCAGAGGTCCTCGTAGCCTTCGTCCTGGCCCTCGGCCATCACGTACGGCGCGCGCGGCCCCAGGCCGATCTGCTCGACCGTCGCCGATTCCATGGCGTTGTCGATCTTCTGCGGGTCCTTCGCGTCGCGGACGATGCCGCGGTAGTCGGTGCGGCCGATTTCATCGAGGCTCTCGTCGCCGATCACCGGAATGATCGGCACGCGCGTGCCCGGCATCGTCGTCTCTTCGAGGATGTCGAAGGCCGTCATCAGGCACCAGCGCACGGTGCGCACGCGGATCACGCGGGTGCGGTCGGGCTGCGCGCCTTTCGGCCACTGCGCCTTGGGCAGCGTCTGGTCGCCAAATAGGCCGAGCGTCTGCTCCTCCTCCTCGACGTAGAAATACTCGGCGACCCGGATCTTGTTTTCGGGGTACCAGTCGTTGACGGTGTCGCCGAGGCTCGCCCACAGTTCGCTGCCGGCGCTCGACGCCGTCGCGTCGGGCCAGCGCTCGCGGAACGCGTCCGGATCGAAGTCGGACGTGATGAAGGCGTCGCGCATGTCGCGCTTGTCCCACTCGGTCGCGCTCGGGTCGAGGTAGACGGTGAAGCGGTTGAAAATGCGCGCGATGCGGATCTGCTGCTGGAAGCTGTCGTTGTCGGCGTACTCGGTGTAGACGCGCAGGAAGCCCTGACCAATGCGCGCGGCGCTCTCGCCGGCCGTCTCGTACGCGATCGGCGCGTCGCTCGACGTCTCAATGTTGCGGATGATGCCTTGGAACACTTCGGCGGTCGCGACGTCGGCCTGGTCGTCAACGGGATTGATCGTGATGGCCGGCGGGTTGTTGCGCTGCTCGTTGGTGATCTGCTTCACGCCGCCGTGGATGCGGTTGATCGTCAAGCACGGGCGGCGGTCGGCCTCGCGCTGCCGGCGCAGCTCAGGATCCCATTGCTCGCTCGCGTCGAATTTCTGGTCCTCGATCTGGCGCTTGCGGAGCGGCGTCTCCGCGTCGGCCATGATGCGGAAACGCTTGCGCGCCTTCTGCAGGAATTTGTCGCGCTCGCGGCTGCTGCGCTTTTTTTCTTCGGGCTGCCGCGGTGGCGCCTTCGGCGGATCGTTGGTGGGTACTTCAGCCACGCAACAGCTCCTCGAAGGCCCAGCGCGCCGGCTCGCACGTCCAGCCGCAGATCCCCATGTTGCACGGCGAGCCGACGAGGATCTTGACCGGCCGCCCGTCCTTGCACGTCATGTTGGGCGGCGGGTGCATCGAGCGGATCCCCATCTCGCGCTCGAAGTCGGTGTAGATGCCGCTGGTGCGGCAGGCGAGCGAGGCGAGCGCGAGCAGCAGGACGAGCGCGCGCATTACACCGGCTCGTCGGCCTGGTGCGTCCAGAATTTCGCGTGCCCGTGCCAGTCGCAGCCGGCGCAGGTGACGCCAATCCACGCGCAGGCGGGCTTCTGCAGCTCCTCGTCCACCTCGCGCGGCGCGATGAGTTTCCAGCCGCAGTGCGGGCAGTGCGGCTCACAGCGGACGACGGCGACGGGCATCGCGGGCATAAAAAAAGGGCGACAGCTGCGTGAGCAGCATCGCCCTCAGTCGATGCACGCGTCGGCCGGGCCCGCGCGCCTGCAGCGCGCTAGCACGGTGGCGTGACAGATCAGGTCACGTTGGGGTCAGTATCGACGGCGGCCGGCGGCGCGTCAAGCTTCGCGCGACAGTAGCCGGCGAGCCAGGCGTAGATCACCTCGTAGCGGCCGCGGTACAGCGCCTCGCTGCTGCCCGGGCGCGTGACGATGTAGTTACGGCCGTCGTGGCTGACGACGAGCGGAGCCGGCGCGCACGTTTGCAGGCGCGCGACGTCGTTGCGCCGGTTCCACAGGGTTTGCCTGGACGTCACGGCAGCTGGCCGCGGCGGCGCAGCCACGCCTCAATTTCCGCTTTCGCGCGCTCCAGGTCGAAGTAGTAGCGCGGCCAGCCGTCGGCGGCGTCGAGGTCGAACGGCGGCCCCAGGCGCTTCTTGGGTTCGACGTGCGCGAGCCAGCGGCCGCGGTCGCAGTAGTGCGGACGCGCGGCGATCCAGATCCACACGTCGCGCGTCTCGATGTTCCAGGTATGGTGCTCGTCGTCGCGGCGCCAGGCGGGCGGCGTCATTTCGGTACTCTGCGCCGGAGGCCGATCCACGGGTACGGCAGCTCGTAGCGCTCGACGTCGGGGTCGCGGTCGAGCCGCGTGAACAACCGAGCATTCGCCTGCGTCGAGGTCGCCTCGAAAACGGAGTACTTGCCGGCGTCGAGCACCGCGGCCTTCACGGCATCATAGGTGCGGCGTCGACCGCGGAGGTGCTCGGCGCTGTCGAAGTTGCAGATGTGGATCCGACGCTTGGCGCGGTTCATTCGGGGTCGACCCCCACGTCGCGCAGGAAGCACTTCAGGTGCGCCGGCACGCGGTCTTGTTTGTCGGGCGGCGTCAGGTGCCACATGAGGATGCCCTGGTCGCCCTCCGCGATCGGCACGCGACAGAACAGGCACGGGCGGCCGACCGGCGTCGGCGCCTCGATGCAGTCTTTGTTGATGAAGGCGCCCCAGCTCGGGCCAAACCAGCGGACGCGCGCGTCGTCCTGGTGCGCATTCGCCGGCTCGTCGCAGTTCAGGCACTCGCCGTTGTGGTCGGGGAGATACTCGCGGCAGCTCATTGCACGGTCCTCGTGGTCGGCGCGTCGTACTCGACGCTGATGCGCAGGTCGCCGTCGCCGTCGGGATGCACCGCGAGCCGGCCTGTGGCGCCGTCTACGTCGTTCGTGACGAGCAGGCGGCCCGACGTCAGCCGGCGCGTGAAGTCTTCGTAGACGGCCTTCATGCGCGTCTCAGCGTCCACCGCGGCGCGGGTCGCGCGACGCAGCCGACGCGTCAGCGCGACGTTGAGGCCGGCGATCACCAGGCAGGCGACCGAGGAAAAGACGTTCATCCAGGCGAGCGGCGTCATAACGCTTCGTCCTTGTCGGGCGGGATGCCGTCGCCCTCGCGGCGCGCCAGCTCGGCGTCGAGCAGCGCGAGCCGGCCGTTGACGAAGGCGCGCGTGACGCGCAGGCGGCTGTGCGCACGGTCGGCCAGGAAGGCCGCGCGCAGTTTCTGTAGGTCAACCGTCTGCATCAGGCGATACAGCTCCGCGGCTTCGATGGCGCCAATGCGATCGGCGAGCATCGCGCGCGCCTCCGGGTCTTGGTCGGTCGGTGTGTGGTGGTTCTTCATAGCCAGACTCCCAGGATGCACGGGTCGTCGTTCTCGAAGCGCGGATACCAGAACAGGCCGCGGTGCGACCACTCCTCGTGCATGGCCTCGACGGTGTCGTACAGGTAGGCGGTCGTGGAGGCGACGATCTGGCCGTCGGGCCGCGCGTGCTGCTCGCGGACGACGATGTGCTCGGGGAAGTCGCGCGGGTGATCGTAGACGACGTAGAGCGGCAGCGCGTCGAGGATGGCGTGCTGGTCACTGGGCTTCA